GGGCGAACAGCAGACTCTGGAACTACAGGATCAGGTACAGCAGGGGCTGGCGGGGGAGGAGGTGGAGGTGGTGGCATCTTCGGCTTCATAAAACCCATTAGTAATTCCTCTGTGATAAAGGGTTGTAACTACTATCAGCAATAGCTTGTGGTGGCCTATCATAACTTTTATTCTCTTTTATTCCAACCGCAAGATAACGAAATGCGTCAGCTGCGTGGCTGGCCCAGTCGTGTACTGGGGTTGCCCTGAAGGAACGTGTACGTTCATTGTATGCACGATGATAATGGCGCAAAGCTTCTAGCCCAGCCTTGCAGGTATCCTTGTCAAACCAGCATCTCGGTATGATCATTTGCGCAGCATGAATACCGTCTTCCAAAGGTAGCTTGGGAACTACTTGAAAATTGATACCGAGATCCCACGCAGTTTCGCGGCGGCTCTTACCAGACCCTAGCTCTCTCACCTCAATATCGTGCGGCGCATTGTGTCTCCCATACAAATATCCACGTTGCTGGAGAACGGAAGCATAGTGGGGTAGGCCCTCGCCCCTAGCCTCATAGTAATCAATAATATGCACAGACCTACCAACATTCTGGGCAAACCAAATGGCGGTGCTGTCGCCTACGCCCAAATCCCAATAGGTATCTACCCTGTATGCGGGGTCATAGGGTACTGCTGATATGCGCCCCTTTTCCTGAGCTTCCTGAAGCTCTTTACCAAAAATAGCGCCAGGGACATTAGCAACCCAGCTACATTCAAATTCCTGCTGGAACTGATCTTCAGACATCATCGCACGAGCTGCCTGCAATTCCTCGTCGTCCAAGATCCCAGTCTCGCTTGCGCGAAACACCTTAGTATACCAATCCTTCTGACCCTGCGCTGCATCATACAGATCAAAGAAAGCATTATGGCCACGAGGTGTACCAATAAACAAAGCCCAGCCTTTGCGGTCAGACAAAGCAGGTCTGATAATCTCAGGAAAGAGAGACTCAGGCATGTCAGCCATCTCATCTAAGACAGCACCATCCAAGTAAATACCACGCAAGCTGTTGGGGTTTTCAGCACCTAGCAGCTGGATCCTTGCGCCGTTGGGCAGGTCACATCTCAGTTCTGTCTCGTGGAAACGAACCATCGGTACAGCTTCAGCAAACTGCTTGAGATAATCCCAAGCCACTGCCTTAGCCTGCCTGTAGGTAGGTGCAATATATGCGTAGCGCGGGTTGGTTTTATCGGTCAGGATAGCATCACGCAGCAAATGGTTGATTGCCATAACAGTCTTGCCGAAACGACGATGACATACGACCACGCTCCAACGTGTTGCGCTCACAGCCTCATGCAGCTCTTTCTGCAGGGGTCTAGGGCTGTAGGGTATGTTGATCTGCATCGGTTGCTCTTTGCTTATGTGTGAGACTCAGAGAGTGTGTGAGGTACCATACGGCTAGGGTATTTTATGTACTAGAAACATGCGGCCGACTCTGGGGGTGGTGGGGGGGGTCTGTTAGCAAAAAACTATGCAATATGTGCGCCTGTCAGCTGTAATTTAACATAATAGGTATTGTGCGACAAAAGCTTAGACCCTGTTTGCTTCGCGCGCGAGCCGTGCCACGCAGTTTGTGTTATGTGAAATGAATCCCACCATCACAACAACATCAACCCTTTGTCTTATCATCTGTTGCCCAAGCAAGAGTGATCGTGCCGCTTACCTTGTCGCTCGGTTTATCTTCGCTCTTATCCCTCAACCCTAACGGTGCCAGCTGTCTCACGTATTTATCCTTTTGGTCAGCTTCCAACCTTCGCCGCTGAACTTCCGCCATCGCAAGCTTAGGATCATCTGGTAATGGTTTTTCCACTAAGTCAATGATCTGATCTCTTATCTTTTCGGCTTGTATGGTTCTTGCTTTACGATAGGCAATCCAGGATTCTTCATCTTCTTGAATGTGGCGCATGATCGTTCTGTAGCTTGGCAATTCTTCATGTTCCGCCAAGATACGTTGCAAGCTCTTACCATCTGCGAGCAAGTCACAAATCTCTTGCATCTGTTGCTTGTTTACTCTTGGCTTTTTGGCCATTGTTTACCCCTTGGCACAACATATTGATTCCCAAAACCACACTACCACAACACCTAGTGGCAATCAATTTTTTTTGCTTTTGGTGTACTTTTTTTGTTGACACGAAAAACCACAAAGCCTAAATCATTGGATGTGACGAACGCAGTCACGCAACAAAAACGAGGGATAAACAAAATGATCATCAATGGATTTACAAGCAGGGCCAGCGCCCAGCGCTATCTTCAAAAACAGGGCCACAAATTCAATGGCTTGCTATCAAGCCCTGAATCAAACCCAAAGGTTGCCAAGAATGGCAAGCTTGGTGTGTTAGCCGCGCCATTACATTTGGCACCATCTAAGCTTTCTGGGTTCAACACATGCCCGAAAGCTTCCAAAGGATGCATAGACGCTTGCCTGCATACAGCTGGCAACCCTGCTTATATGGAGCAAAAGCACAAGAGCCGAATTGACAAGACCTTAGCCTATTTCAAACAACGCGATGCATTTATGGCATTACTTGCCTTTGAGATTATGGCGCTTGAAAGCAAGGCAAAAAGCTTGAACATGCAACCCGCTATTCGTCTCAATGCCACCAGCGATTTACCTTTTGAATTGCGCACCATAAACGTGGACGGTGTGGACGTTCGATTAATGGATCATTTCAAAGACGTTCAATTCTATGATTATACGGCCATAACAAAACGCGCTGTCGCGTGGGGACGTGGTGACATGCCGAAAAACTATCATTTGACGTTTAGTCGCAAGGAAAACAATGACGAAGATGTGCGCAAGGTTATCAGCGCTGGCGGCAATGTTGCGGTTGTGTTTGGTGGCAATCCTTTCAAGGATGGGTTCACGAACTCCCAGTTTGCCGCAATTGACGCGCTTGATCCTATTGGGCGTTGCGTTTTGTATGATGGTGACGTGACCGACTATCGGCCCGAAGACCCAATAGGCGTGATTGTGGCATTAAAAGCGAAAGGCGATGCCAAGAAAGACGCAAGCGGTTTTGTAATTCAGCGATGAAAGGTAAAGCAATGACAACAAACGAAGCTTGGAAGATTGTAGGCAACCAGCCCAAATGGGCCATAAAAAATATGGTCAAGGCCTTGTCTATGCATAGCTGGTCGAACAGCAATGAAGAAAACTTACGGCTGCAGGCTGGCAAGATATGCTTAAGAACGAACAACCCAAAATATAGCTAATGGAGCAGAAAAAAATGACAAAATATAACACACCAAAGGAACAACCAACCGAAGGCGCAAGCATTCACTGGGAAAGCATGCTTAAGTGGGAGAAGCAAAAGTTTTTACACAGAAAGATAGAGATTTTTCGAGCTGCGATTGATGAAACCAAAAAAGAGCTGAAGGAATTAGACAATGAATGACTGGATGATTGACGTATTGGATTTAATTGGCTTGGTCATCGCGTGCGTGCTGATCTTTGCTGGTGTTCAGCTATTCTTCGGGGGCTAGGGAAATGATGGGCCGCAGGCCCTGGGAGGGCCTTTGGCCCGTACAAATCTGGAGTGAAGTTATGACAATAAAGCAAAAGCTAAAAGAGATACCGCAAGAGGTCATCGTTGGCTTGCGAGGCGTGAAGGATCATCACAAGTTAATGGCCCTAGCATACAGGCGAAGCAACAGCAGTCGCATAAGCTGTCGTGTGATTGCCGAAGAGTTTGGGCTGAACAGAAACACTGTAGAGCGAGCAATCAGGAAGGTTTATCACAAGGCGTTGAAAAAACATAAGATGGAGATAAGCCAAAGGCTTTGGAAGGCAGAGCGACCCACGAAGTGAGGCGCGTTGAAAGGAAAAAACTATGACAAAGCAAGAGTTATTAGAACAGTTTGTAGGGGTGCTTGAAGATGTGCGTTGGTACGCTTCAACACTAGACAACCAGGCGCGCACCTTGCGCCGTGCTGCAAGGCAAGCTGAACACTACTACCTAGACAATGACAACGTGAATCAGCTGACCGCAGACCTTGTTGGCGTAAGCACTAGGATTTCTGTTGAAATGGAAATCATGAGCGACACCATTGCAGAGCTTAGAACGATGAGGCCATTTCAAGTTGTCTCTGAAGATCCAGAACGTGATCTTGATAACAGACCTCGCAGAGTGTCCGACCTGTAGCTAATACAACAAAAGGCGTCACGTCATTGTGATGCCTTTTGTTACACCCATCACATTCAAAGATAAAAATCTTATCTTTCTTTCTTTTGCGCTTTTGCAAAGCTCTTCTCCAACTCATACAGCCAAAGCATTCTTTCCCAAGAACCAACAGACATAAGTTCTGCCTGTATCTGTGCTATGCGATGTTGTGAATATCCACTCCGCAGCAAAAGCCTGAGCACATTCTCAAGCCTACGCTCTTGTGCGCTGAGTTGTGAGTTTCTATGCACTGCTTGTGCATAATTAACTTTTTTCTTTTTAACTAACTTAGCTAAGGTAGCTTCGTTAAAGAACATAGCTTAGCCCCCTTAGCTTGGAATGATTTAAAAGAATGGGGTTAGTGTGCAACGCACCCAAGCGCATGCTTGGAAAGTGCAACGCAACCGAAGCA